AACGTGACCTCCTCCACGGAGGTTTCCAGATTGTCTGATCGTGATGCGCTGGTGTCTAGACTATCGAATGCCGCCATTAGTTCGTCTCCAGTAGTGCGAGGGCTTTAGTGCCGCCCTTCAAGGTGGGGTTTGCCGCCACGAGATCACGAAGGCAGTTTTCCAGCAGCATTTGCCGTCCCCCTACCTGACGGATCGCGCCTGAGTGCAGCATTAACATTCTGGTATAGTTCATCATGCCGCGCATACGACCATCGCCTACCTCACGGATGTCGTGGAACAGGCCCTCGTCCTCGAAGAAAGCGCGGTCATGTTTGATCACATCACCGAACTGCCGCACCACCTGCCCCGGCGCAACCAAGTACTCCATGTCCTCAAGTACCTGTAGGTCGTTGTGTTTATCGAAGGTCACCCACTCTATATCCGCGTGGCCTGAGCCTTCGGCGTCGAAGATGAATCTCGCGGAACTACCACTGCCAACCACGAACAAATTCTGGTCCGTGCCGGGTTCTATGACGTTCGTGCTGCCGTCGTAGATGTAGGAGCGAATGTGGACGATTCCCTGCGCGTTCGTCGCCTTGGTGGTGTCAGCAGCCTCGCCTAGCATCCCGGTGAGAGCTAGAGCGAAACCGGGACCGCCATCTGAGTCAGTAAGCCCGGTGACCTGCAAACCACCACCTGTGGAATGAGCTTTCTGGAAAAGTCCGTAAGTGTCGGTTTCGGTCTGACCTGTTATTCCGTGTGCAATATCGGATGACTTGAGAGACAAAATCTCGTTGTCATTAGCGCCCATGTTGATCGTTAGGCCAAGCGTCTGCTTGGAGTTGGCGGTGTCGCCTATGTAGGAGTTACCGGAAGCCGCCACGAACCCCGCCGAAATTGTAACAGCATCTACCCACAAATTTGCCCAACGCACTCCCGTCGTACCCAGATCGTCAGTTGAGTCTGTATCCGATACCACATCATCGCCGTGTGTCGTTACTCCGGTAATCCCCACGGTGGAAGAAAAGGTTGCGACTGCACCAGCAAGAGTTCCCCCCATTGTGATAGCGTCTACCCACAAGTTCGCCCAACGCACTCCTGTAGTACCTAAGTCAACCGTTGAGTCTGTAACCGGCACAACACTGTCGCCGTGGGTTGTTACTCCGGTGATCCCTACCGTGGAGGAGAAAGTCGCTACCGCACCCGCTAGGGTCCCACCCATCGTGATGGCATCTACCCACAGATTCGCCCAGCGGACTCCAGTAGTCCCCAAATCATCCGTTGAGTCTGTATCCGACACAACATTGCCGCCATGAGTCGTTATTCCCGTCACCGCGAGCGTGGATGAGAAGGCGGCAGAACCACCGCCCATCAACCCGGTCATCGTAATGGCGTCCACCCAGAGTGTCTTCCAGCGCGTGCTGGTCGCGCCAAGGTCGTCGGTCGAGTTGGTGTCACTAACGACATTGCCGCCATGCGTTGTAACGCCCGTGAGCGTACTCGCACCAGTTATAGTGGCGGCACCAGCCACGGACAGGGTGCCACTCAACTCCAAATCAGCAAGTGCGTCTAGGACAGCCGCTCCAGATCCAGCACCATCGGTTAGTACCACCGCAATTTTGCCGGGGGCTATTGTGATGTTGGCACCGGAACCTTGACTGATAATGATATTCTGAGATCCGCTTGTAGCATTCTCAATGAACCACAACTTGTTAATGGTGTTCGGTGCCAGAGTAATGGTACACGCAGAGTCCAGAGTGCCTGTATACTTCAGGAATAAAGCACGACCTTCGTCAGCCGCACCATCTGCTATGGTAGTAGTATGGGTATCGGCGTTAGTTGTAATCGCTTCCGTACCAGAACCAAGAGCATCTGCTATAAGCTCTAGGTTTGTATTGGTAGAAGTGCCCCAAGTACCAGATTCAGCACCTGTAGCAATTTCCTTTAGTCTCAGATTATTGACGTATGTTGCCATGTCTTTTCCCTAGCTCCTAAAGCATATAAGTCCAGCTATGAAGGTACGGTGGCCCAAACTGGTGTCTGTGCATCATCTATCGCTGCCCAATCGGGTGTTTGTGAATCATCTATCAACGCCCAAACATTAACTGATTCCACCTGTCCAGTTGCGGACAACCCTGTAACTGAAACAGTTACTCCAGTACCACCACTCGCTGTGACCGAACCGATAGCACCGGTCGCAGACAACCCAGTGAGCGTAAGGTTGGAATCTCCCGAAACGGATACCGAAGTTACGGCACCAGTTCCAGCTATTCCCGTCACCGTAACATTTGATGTACCCGTTACGGTAACGCTTCCTACGGCACCAGTTCCAGCTACTCCTGTTACTGTGACAGCGGCATTTGTGTTGCCCCAAGTATCGGAGCCCCATGTACCTCTACCCCATCCGGTAACGGGCATTTTACGCTATGCGAATAATCGCATTGCTCGCATCTGCCGCAGGGAACGCAATCGAAAATGTCCCAGCAGTCGCAGTCTTATCTGCCCCAAAATCCAATACTAGTACTGATGTATCACCAGAGGTGTCTTCGTTGAAGATCAAAGCGCCCCTAGCTGTAATCGTGGCAGTAGTCCATGACGTATCAGCAAAATCAGTAAGGGCAGTAGTGCCACTAGACGATGGAGCAACAGCTACTATCTCATTCCCCTTGGCAGTGTAATTCGTGCCGCTGACTTCATTGGTACTGGAATACGCTGTAGTAGATGCGCTCATGGTCGCACTACTTGTATAAAGCGCAATCCTGAATTCATTTCCGCCAGAAGCATGAGGTGTAAAGTTATGCTTTGCCTCCAGCAATTCCTTCTTGAAGGACGTACACATCGCCTGTGTAATAGCCATTACAACTTCTCCACGGAGTTAGCCAAATCGTTATGGTCTGCCGAACGCAGTAGGGTAGCGACTCTAGAACGATCTTCCTTGATTGCCTCGTACATATAATACCTTACAGCATCATAAATAAACTTCTTAAACTCTAGCGCCTGCTCCGCTATCAGCGGATGTGCGTCCTTGCCTACAGACAAGACCTGATCGGATGCCCGTTTCGCCCAATGATCCGGGCCAAGAGTCGAGTCATTCGTCGTGATGACGCTAACGTCACCGATTTCCCCGGTAAACATCAGTTAGCTGATCATCCTGATCATGCCGTTCCTGTACTCATCGACATTCATGCGGCTCTCTACCTGAATCTTCAGGAGATCTAGTGCTTCCTTATACCTCTGCTGATACAACTGCATTATATCCGCATCGCCCTTCATATAGGTATAAGCCTCGACCAGAGACCCATAAAGCAAAACGGTATCCGCGTTGGTTCCCAGCCAAGATGGACTCGCATCAACAATTGAGGCTGGCTCGTAGTAGTAATGAAGCTCCGTGACAAAATCAGCGTTAGGCGTAGGGCCAATGATAAATGTGTCACTGGTAAAAATACCGTAGTATTTGGGCACCCCTTCGGTGGACGCATCGGGATAGGCGGACCTAATGAAGTTCGCGTCCTTGTTCAACAAGAAGATTTGATTGCTGGAGCTTGTTAGAGATAGCGACAACGGCAACAGAAAGTCCGTAGGCATCGACAGGTACTTGTTGCCGTCAGTGATCGTGCCAGCAACATTCTTACGATTTACAGGCAGATTGACCGAACGGTAGATGCGCTGTTCAGCCTGCTTGATGAACGTATCAATCGCCGCCACGAAATTCGTTTCTGTGTTATCGCAGTAATCCTTGATCGCAGCAGTCAATTCGGCGTAGGTCATGTAGTCACCTCCACAGTTCCCACTTGTCCATGTGCCAGAATATCACCCGATCCATCTGCGCCTCCGTTTCCTACGGGATCGAACGCAAACAGTTGTCTGCTTGTATCCTGTGACAAATCGGGACGAGGGTTTCTAAGCGCCTGCGGATCGGCATAATCTCCCAGCCTGCCCAGAAAGTTCTGTGGCTGGTCTTCATCCAACATATCCCTGCCGACCATCAGTCCCGTCATGCGACCAGCTTTAATCTGCGGAACCAGATTCTTGAGCTTATAGCGAAATCCAGTACGGTCACAGAATCCGAACGCATATTTACCTTTGGCAAACTTAGCCATCAGCTATAGCCCCCCGGCACGAAGTGAACAGACGCTCTGTCACGATCCTCCTGCTCCGCCAGTTGCCACTGGAATTCGTACTCAGCCTTGAGTTCTGGTGACCGCACGAACGCTTCTGGGTACTTCTGCGATATCATATATGCGAGGCCGGATACCAACGCCGGGAGGAAGCGAGCGGGTACGTCTGGATCAGCAGATCCCACAATGCCCGTATCCTCAATACGCCGTATTTGCTGATAAACAAATGTGTAGGCTTTGTCGGGTGTCGGCCAAAGGTACACAACCGGAGCATCACGCTGCTTGTCGATATACAGGTTTACGGGACGCCCTTCGGTGAGCTTGTTAGGGATCGTAGAATACTGAGACACACTGAACCGTGAGATCGGCAGGTCGCTTTGCGACGTACCAGACCCATCACGAATCCAATACTGAATCAGATCAACAGTATCGGAATCCATCGTGACCGTGGAGGTGCCTGCCGTCAGGGTTTTGGTGCCCTGCTCGACGGTCCAGAAGTTGAGTCCACGATTCACCCACTCAAGGCTCAAGAGATTCAGAGACCTGCGGGCCGTTTCGATATCGTAGCCTGTCTTAGACTGAAGGCCACATCTCTCAAACGCCTCTTCGATAACCTCTGAAATCTCAAGATTGAATGTAGTGGTCCCAGATGTAGCCATTACGACCCCTCAGATTTTCTATATATCTGATCCTGAAAGTTCTCGACTACGCCCACGCCCTTGCACTTAGGCGTCAAAGATCCGTTCCTGACCATACCGCCCGCCCTCATATGGGAATAATCGGCAAGCTTTGTGTTTTTCGCGATAGCCTTCTTTAGCATACCTTCAGATGACCTAGCCTCATCAGCAAACTTACGGGCCACCTCTGGCTCCTTAGCCCACAGATACCCTCTCTGTTTTTCGCTCTCAAAAGGCATTTTTAGGACGCCTAGTCCAGTTAGGGTACTCTTTAGCGATATGACTAGTACGCCCGATCTCTTCTTTGTGGTC